GTGCCCAGACACATCTGATGGCAATAGTACTGTGAACTTAGCTGTACTTGTTCGATTGACACGACGACTTAGGCGATCCATATACGTAGTTGGGGACGACTCCGTTGTGATCATGTCCAGATCAACTTATCATTTGCTATTACAACTGGCGAGGATGGATGAACTTGGGCGTGCTTATCCTTGGGTTACAAAACAAGCTATCGTGGACGAATTCGAGCGAGTAGAATTTTGTCAGTGTCGGCCAGTCCTAACTGACAACGGCTGGTTAATGGTACGTGAACCTCTACGAGTATTGTCCAGATCATCATACTGCATCTCTCAAGGAGTTACCAATGTGAAACAATTCAAGCGCTGGTTACTCGGCTTTGGGAACTGTGAGTATGCTCAACATCCTGGTGTCCCGATCATTCAAGCTTATTCGATTTTTCTGCGGGGCCTGACAAAGGAGAAGCCAATATATGAGGATCATTACAGATACGAATCCACTATTGGTAGACACCTTTTGAAAGGCAAAGTACACACTATCTCCGATCGCACGAGAGCAAGTTTCGCTAAAGCTTTCGATGTGTCGCCACACAGGCAAATCGAGATAGAGACTTACTTCTCTAAGTTAACAGTTTCTGACGTCTTTGTGGACCTAGAAGAAGCCGTAGAAATGCCACTCCATTCAAAGTTTCGCGACAATGACGCCGAAGCAACTAACTAAAGCCAACTCAACCAAAGCTCAAAGACGTGCTGCTAACCAGGCAGCCTTAGCCGCCAAATCTAAAGCTCCTGCAGCAGCAACGCAGCGCAAGCGCACAACCAAACGCCGCCCGAGGATTCGAATGGCAGCTCTCACTGACAACTTTATGCGTTGTCGGCTAGACCCGTTCAATTCTCGTGGCAGCATGGGAATCCCCGATGGTTCACAAACTCAACGCATTGTTGTGGATCACCGGCTGCTACAGTCCATCACTTTTGGATCTTCAGGCCACCTGTCACTGTGCATTGCACCATCGCTTCCCTCTCCGTTGTGGGTGTATCCGCGTGATACAACCACATACATAGGCACTCATCAGACTGCCTACCCAAATTCAGCACTGGTAGTGCCCGTTTCACTACCAGAGTGGTACAACCAACCAATTAATTGGGCTGGCGCCACTGGCAACATTAACAATGTTGTACCGCTGTATGGGGCTGAGAAAGCGCGCATCGTCACCATGGCTTGGCGGTTGTCCTACTGTGGAACGTCGTTGAATGACTCAGGTGTCATCCGAGTCAATTCAACCTCCACCTCAGTAGGCTCACCATCGCCAAACCAAGCAATCACACACATATACTCCGCCTATGCGGCCGCTAACACTAACGTTGATCCTGTGCAGATCAACACCCGCTCGCTCAACATGATGGTAGGTCCTACCTTGTTTGAGTCGGGTACCTGCACACAACGTACAGTAGTTTGCCCGCTTAGGTTCGGAGCACGTGGACTCGTGCCTAAGAACGAAGGTGAATACGAGTACCAGCCCGTGTACACCAACATGACGTACCTGGTCTCCCCCAACTTTGACTTCATCTCAACACTTCAACAGTTTGGGCCCACGCCACCGTTGGCGGGGGAATCAGGCATCAGCCAGTTTTATGACTCCTCTTGGGACGTTGTCACCATTGATATTTCTGGTGGCACCTCCGGGCAAGCCATAATGCTGGATCTCATCATGTGCGTTGAGTACGCACCAACTATCGATTCCGCCATAGCACCATTGTCTAAAGCTTCACCACCTGCCAATACCCAGATGGTGCAAGCCGCAAACAATGCTGCACGCGCACAGCCACTAGCCACGACACTTCAAAATGTCACCTCAGCAGCATCCACTGCGACCACCATGCTTAAACTTGGTGCCACCGCAGCTGGGATGCTAGGCTAACGCTGCGTTCACTCCGTCGGATGGTGGGGTAGCAAGAAATCAACCATAGTAGATACAGAATCATTGTAATTAGACATTCGTTCATGTAAATGCGCGAAT